GCTCGTGGGGCCAGAAGAGCGAACCACAGTATCGGCCACAGCAGCCACAGGCACGATCAACTACGACGCCGTAACCCAGGGCGTCCTTTATTACACCAGCAACGCCAGCGCAAACTGGACGCTGAACATTCGGGGCGCTTCAGGAACCACACTCAGCTCAATATTGGCCGTAGGAGATGCGATTACAGTGACCCATCTCGTTACAAACGGCGCAACCGCCTACTACAATAACGCCTTGCAGATCGACGGATCCGCCGTAACACCGAAGTACCAGGGTGGAACAGCATTCGCCGCCGGCAACGCCTCAAGCATTGACGCCTACGTTTATACCGTCGTCAAGACTGCGGCGACGCCGACCTACACCGTATTCGCAAGCCAGACGAAATTCGCATAAGGGAAATCCATGTCACCGATCATAGGAGCAAGGGGCGGCCTTTCAGCAAGCGCCTATGGGTTTACATCTGCCGTAGCACTTGGCCTAGCGCCAGACATTCTTGTCGTTGCCGGCGGCGGCGGCGGCGGATCGTATGCCGGCGGTGGTGGCGGAGCAGGCGGATTCAAAGCTCAAACTTCTTTCACTTTAGATTTGAATACCTCATACACCGTAACAATTGGCGCAGGCGGAACAGGCGGCTCTTTCTTTTCAGGGGTTGCTGGTTCAAATAGCGTCTTCGGATCAATTACATCAACCGGCGGCGGATTTGGAGCAGGACAAGAATTCGGACGAAACGGCGGTGCAGGTGGATCCGGCGGTGGCGCTTCTGGATCATATAACGGAATGAACGGAACAGGCGGCGCAGCTTCTCCATCCGGACAAGGCAATGCCGGCGGATCAACTTCTGGCGGAACGCCATCGGTTGCTTATGCAGCTGCAGGTGGCGGTGGAGCAGGAGCAGCCGGTGGAAGCAATACCGGAAGCGGCGTAGCAGGAGCAGGTGGCGCAGGACTTGCAAATTCATATTCAGGAACATCAGTCACTTATGCAGGTGGCGGCGGCGGATCAGCAGATCCACAATCCGGTGGAGCAGGCGGATCCGGTGGCGGCGGAAATGGCGCAAATACCGGAACAGCCGGCGCAGGAAGTGTGAACACAGGCGGCGGTGGTGGTGGTGTTTGGAATCCAAACGGAACCGGTGGCGCAGGCGGATCAGGAATTGTTATTGCTCGTTATTCAGGAACAACACAAAGAGCGCTAGGTGGAACTGTAACTACATCAGGTGGAAATACAATCCACACATTTACTTCTTCTGGCAAATTCTATACCGGTACAGCGCCAGCAGTAACTGGTTACGCATTATGGCTCGATGCTTCAGATGCAAGCACATTCTCATATAGTTCTGGAGTAGTCGTAAGTCAATGGAATGATAAATCAGGCAGCAGTAGAAACTTTACACAAGCAACTGTTGCTAATCAACCAAGTCGTAACGTAACTCAAAATGGTCTTTCAGGTCTTACTTTCAATGCCGATTTTATGGCTAACACTGGATTCAACTGGGTCAACTCGGCATTTACTGTTTTCGTTGTTATGAAATATATCTATCCGGTTTTCAATTTTACAGGAATACTTGGATCAAATGCTTCTTCTGGCCCTACTATGGGAATGAATTCAGATGATGCTTTTGCCACCTTTAAGGTTGGAGTATCTTCATCTCCTTACAATTTATTTCCTACAAGTTCAAATGCAGACGTAGCCGTATGGAAAGCACCAGGAGTTTCAAGTGGTAGCTTAACTACAACATTCTATAAAAACGGCACTCAAGCATCAGCAACTACAACGATGACTGGACTTGCAACTGGCACAGGCGCAGTTCTAGGCGCTTCTACTACTGGGGCAGTAGATATGAGTCCAGCAAATAATTTCACATCTATCTATGAAGTGCTGGTCTATCCATCTCAACTTTCAGACGTAGATCGCAATAATGTTGAAGGATACTTGAGAGCGAAATGGGGAACACCGTAATGAAAAAAGAAACTAAAAAAACGCAATGCTTCAGTTATGAAGTAACTATGACTGTGCATGTGATTGCAGATGATCCTGATACAGCAAAACTACAACTTGATGAAAAGGGCGGCATTATAACTAAGCGCGATGTTAAATTATTAAATGCAGCCACTTTATATGGTGAGGAATAATATATGGCACATCAAGCTAAAATTGTTGATGGCATAGTTACGGAAGTGATTGTCGCCGAATCAGCAGAATCATGTGAAGCAACTTACGGTGGTACTTGGATTCAAACTTCGTACAATACATATGGCAATAAATACATGATTGAAGGAATAACAGAAGAAATAAATGAAAAAAATCCTGATTGGATTGATTTAGAATATCCTAATGTTTCTTCAATGCCGCGTTATATTGTAAGAACAATATCTAAAAGACCACTGCATAAGAACTACGCCGGCATCGGATACACATGGGATGGCACAGGCTTCGCAGCGCCACAGCCGTACCCATCATGGCAGCTCGACCAGGACACCTACCTATGGCAAGCGCCAGAACCAAAGCCAGAAGACGGCAAACTTTATGCATGGGATGAGGAATCCTTATCCTGGATTGAAATCGAGATCCCGGCCCCTTAAATGGGATACCAAGAAGGCGATTGCACCAGGGAACCAACCCGGACGATCGACGACGCAGTAGACGAAGTAGAAGCATCGGGGATCCAGAAGAAACCAGGAGAGATCAGTGGGAATTAGCACCCGGCAAGTCACCGTAACCACAGCAGCAACGGCCCTCGTTGACGCAACGCAAGAAGCCGAGATGGTTTATTTACACAGCTCAAGCGGAACGTGCTTCGTTGGAAACAGCGATGTAACTTCCAGCACCGGATACAAGATGGATAACGGCGACAAGATCACAATTGAAAACAAGGCAAACGGAATCTGGGCAATCACCAGCTCGGGAACCGTCACGATGCAAGTGATGGCAATCGGCAAATGACCGCGCAGGATTACGCAGCTCTGATCGTTTCAATTATTACGATCGCCGGAGCCTTTGCAGCAATAACCAGATGGCTCGTCAAGCATTATCTGGCCGAATTGAAACCCAATGGCGGCAGCTCGGTAAGCGATAGAATTTCCAGAGTTGAAACCAGAGTGGACGAGATTTATAGCCTACTCTTGGAAAATAACAAACCAAGAGGGGGCAGGAAATGAACCAACTGGAGAAGTTTCTAGATGTAGCACAATCCGAACTCGGATACATCGAAGGGCCAGCAGATAACGAAACAAAATACCAGAAGCCAAAGCAAGCCTGGTGCGGAGCATTCGTAAACTGGTGCGCAAAGCAAGCCGGAATCAAGATCCCAAACTGCACATACACGCCAGCAGGAGCAACAGGCTTCATGGACAAGAACGCCTGGACACTTGCAGAGCAAGCAGAACCACAGCCAGGAGATATCGTCTTCTTTGACTTTCCAGGAGACGCGCTCGATCGCATTTCACACGTTGGAATCGTGATCAGCAATAACGGCAACGGCACAGTAACCACAGTAGAAGGCAACACCAGCCCGGACAAGAAGGGCGACCAGCGCAACGGCGGCGAAGTCTGCAAGAAGATACGCGCATACAAGAAGAAGAATCGCGGCAAGGTTCAACCATCTCTGCCAGTATTTATCGTAGGATTTGGCCGCCCTAAATTTAAGGAGATAACAAATGGATAAGAAGAAGCTCGAAGCAATCGCAATGACCTACCTGCGAGCAGGAGCAGCAGCAATCGCAGCTCTTTATCTTGTAGATCCAAACCGCCCACTCAAGGAATACCTTGCAGTAGGGATCGCAGCAATCGCTGGCCCACTCTTGAAGGCGATAGATCCCAGAGCAAGCGACTTCGGACGCGGAGCGAAGTAATTGATGAATCGGGGGGATATTCTTCAAGAAGCGCACCGACTCACAGCCAAAGACCGCCAGCAAACATACGGCGATCCAAGAACCAACCACCGCCGCATTGCAGACTTATGGACGACATATCTCGAGCATCAGATCACTCCACAGCAAGTAGCGATATGCATGGCGCTAGTTAAAGTCGCACGTTTGATGGAGACAGAGACAGAAGACTCCTTCGTAGATTTAGCAGCCTACGCCGCAATCGCCGGCGAGATTGCGACCAATCAATGAACGAAATGATTATCCTCGTACCAACAAGAGGACGCCCGAGCAACGCCGTCGAACTATTAGCAGAGCACGATCGACTTTCCACACATTCAGACATCCTCTTCGTTATTGACGCAAACGATCTAGAGCACGATGCCTACGAATACGAAGTAGGCGCAGACAAGTGCATGACGATCCAGAACGAAACCCGGGGCATGGCTTACCCAATCAACAAGGCAGCGAGCGCAATTGTAAAGAAGGGCGAATATAAATACTTCGCCTTCCTCGGCGATGACCACCGCCCACGCACAGCCGGATGGGATGACCTTCTTATCCAGGCGATGCAGAAGCGACCGTCAATGGCCTACGGCAACGACTTGCTACAGAAGGAACGACTTCCAACCATGATCGCGATGACCAGCGACATCGTCAAAGCGCTCGACGGAATCGTTCCGCCAAAGATGAAGCATTTATACCTTGATAATTTCTGGAAGAAACTAGGCCAGGATTTAGGAGCGATCACCTACCTCGATCACGTGATCGTAGAGCACATGCACCCCATCGCTGGCAAAGCCGAATGGGATCAGGGATACAAGGAAGTCAACGCAACCGAAATATACGCATTCGACGCGCTCGCCTACAAGAACTACATCGAAAGCGAAGCCTACGAATTGCTCAAGCGCAAACTAAGGCCATGAAGCAGCTCATCGCGTACTCTTTATACGGCAGCGAAGAGCGATACACGATCGGCGCGATCAAGAACGCAATTCTGGCAACCAGGCACTTCAAAGGATTCACCCTGCGCTTCTACACCGGGGCCTCGGTTCCAGAATCCATCAAGCAAACCCTTCAGCTCTTCCCCCACGTGCAGCTCGTAGACCAGCCAGGGCCAGAAGACCACACAGCCAAACTCTGGCGATTTCAGGCTTTGACCGATCAGGAATTCGACATCGTTCTAAGCCGCGACGTAGACGCCAGGCTGACGCACCGGGAACGGATCGCGCACGAAGAGTTTCTGGCAAGCGGCCTCGATTTCCACGTGATGAAAGACCACCCCACAGGCCACAATTACCAGATCAGCGCCGGCATGTTCGCAGCTCGCACCCGGGCCATTCCATATTTCATACCACCAGAAGCGCAGAATTACTACACGCAAGACCAGGACTGGCTCGCGGCCCACATTTGGCCCTTGATCCAGGGAGCAACCCTGATCCACGATGAGA